ACGTAAAGAAAAACAACTTGCTAATATGAGAGCTAAAGCAGATTCTATGAAAGATAGAAAAAAGAAAATAGAGTATCTTGCAAAAAATAAACAAAAAATGGACGATCTAAAAGCATCAATATCTGATATGAAAAAAAGAGGATTTAAAGCGATGAAATATGGTGGGTCTATGAAAAAGAAGATGATGGGCGGTGGCTACATGAAAAAGAAAATGGCTGGTGGTGGTCCACTAAAATCTGTAGATGCTAAGAAAAATCCGGGTCTTGCTAAACTTCCTACACCTGTTCGTAATAAGATGGGCTTTGCTAAAAAAGGAAAGAAAGTTAGCGAAAGCATGATGGAAGATTATACTTCTGTTCCGAAAGAACTTTCTGCACAAGCTCAGTCTAAAAAGAAAATGAAAATGGGTGGTGGTAAAGTTTACAAACGCAAACATAGCGGTAAGGTTATTAAAAATAATATGAGTGGGCAAGACCTTGTAAACGCTTGCTATGACTAATCGTTCTAGCATACGAAAACAAGTCACTCGTCCCGGTAAAGTAAAGAAAGTAATGGGCGAATACAAACGGGGTAAACTTAAAAGTAGCTCTGGCAGAAAAGTTACAAACAGAAAACAGGCTGTAGCCATTGCACTTAGCGAGGCACGGCGTAAGAAACGCAAAAGGAGAAAGTAAATGTCTGACTCACCGCA